ATGTAGCTGGGGTCAGGGTTGCTGCCCGAATAACGGGGGTCATTCATTGCCTCAACGACCTGTGCTTCTGAGCTGAAGCCACGCACTTCATTGCTCGGAGCACGGCCACCGGTCAGCCTTGGCTCATAGCCATTGGCCATCATGTAGTCGTACTGCAAGCCCTTCAGCGCCGTAACGATTTGGCTTTCGTTGCCCTGAGCCAGGGCTTCATTCCAGGCGTTGACGCGATCAGCTGGCAGGTTGCTGGCTACCCAGTTCGCTAAGCGTGTGTAGCCGTCTTGCCCACCAGCCATCTCGAACACACGCTGCTGGATCTGGACGGCCTGCGTCTCGTTGATCTGAGGAGCGTTTGGCTCTTCGCTGGCCTGCTCGACACCGCCTTCCTCGACAACTTCTTGCTGATTAAGTTGCTGCTCCTGCGGGGGCAGACCGCTCTTAAGGCGGGTGTACTCAGCCTGCAGGCTCTTGTATGCCTCGGCTAGATCGTCTGCCGAGCGGTACTTGCCGAGCAGCAGTCCACCATCTCCTTCAGCAGTAGTGCCTTGAGCTTCGTCGTACAGCTCAGCTCGTGCTGCTTCAACACGTGCAGCCTCTTCAGTGGCGGCGCCTGTCTCGTAGGACATGCTGCCGTCTTGACCAGTGATGATTTCAGGCACGGTTGAATCCGTCAGTAATGATCATGTAGCCACCGTCAGGCAGTGGCGATAGGTGTTGACCCTTGCTTAGTGTCAATGATTTGTCAAGCGCTGATTCCTTCTGGTTGTCCTGGTGGTTGTCCTGCTGCGCCTGCAGGTTCAACTCCTTGAGTCGGCGGCGGCGGGGCTGTTGCTCCACTCTGGATAGCTCCTTGTGCAAGCTGTTGCGCTAATGCTACTTGTTGCGCCTGTGCTTGTTCAGCTTGTATCTCCTCTTCTGTCTTCACCAGTCCTGCAATGTCAATACCATCTGACGCTGCAAAACGACGGATGAGTTCTGATGGGTTGATGTACTGCAGGAACTGCTCAGGGCCAATGCTTGCAGCGATCGTTTGCAGGAACATTGTCAACCGCTGCTTGTCATTGCCGCGGCCAATGGCCTCCACACCCGTTGTGATCTGAGGATCGACCAGACCGTTGGGGATGGGTGGCAGCTCACCGCTGCGCTCCATCATGAACATCACCCTGCGGATCAGGGGCAGCTGCAGCTCAGCGCTCAGCACGCTGTACACGCCGCCCAGCCCTTGCTCCAACTGTTCCGCCATCAGGCGGATCTCCTCGGCTGTCACCCGCTCAGCGTCACGCTGCACTGCCTCATTGGTGAGGAAGGTGAACTGCAGCCGGCGCTCGAGCAGCTGCATGGTCTGCAACGCCGTAGCAAAGTCGTTCTGCTTCTGGACCTGCAGCGCTTCCACATCAGCTGCATTGCCCGCAACGATCGCCCCGTTCTCAGCCCGGGCCAACACGTCAGCACGTGTGGTGCCGTTGGGGTTCACAAGGAATAAAGCCTTGGCGCTGATCAGTGCACCCTGCACGATCGCTTTGCTCAGCGCTTCAAGTGACTGAAGATCACCAATGCACTCCTCCACCAGGCCGCGGCCGTAGCTTTCACCTGCGATCCGATGCAGACGCAGAACGATCCAAGGGTTGGTGGCCAGACGGCTGAAACCTGCGGAGCCTTTGATGCGTTTGCCGTCGTACTCCTGATACCACTCCACCTGATCCTTCTGCGGATCAATCGTCACATGCGTGTAGACGTCCTCTCGATCGTCATGCTCTCCGCTCTCCTTGCCTTCCTCGCCCGCAACGCCAGGGGGCAGGTACTGATGAGCGACCTGCTCACGCACCACAATCTCCGTGACGTTCCCCTCGGGATCACGATCCACGCAGAAGGACCGCAGGCTGTACATGCGGATGCTGTCCTCCCCGATGTAGAGGAGAGCATTACCACCGACCACTAGGTGCTTGACCGCCTCGAACATGGCGGGCCGTGCCTGCAGCTTGTCCAGCTTTTGCAGCACCTGGCGTTCCATATCGCTCAGGGCTACATCCATGGTGGACATGATGTTCTGCACATCTCCACCGTTGTCCTGAACGAACTGCTCGATCGCACCCTTGTTGATCGCCAGGCGGAAGAAGGGCTGGCTGGGTGGATAGAGAGCAAGGAGCAGCTTCGCACTGAGGCTGCTGACACCACGTGCACCTGCGCCTTGGTACAGCGACGGGATGCTGTTGTTGGTTGAGCCAGAGATCGGATCGTTTTGATCTGATTCAGGGATCAGTGTTGGGATGGTCAGCTTCGACGCATCCACCGCACGGCGTAAGTACAGAGAGCGGTACAGCTCCAGAGCACGCCAGCGAGAAGCAGCAGTGGTGTTCATGCGATTTGCAGGCCAGCGAGGGGAGCGGCGGGTGTTGCGGTGACGCCACCGCTAACGCCCATGCCCGTCAGGATTGACAGGTTGGACAGAGTGTTGGCTGCGGAAGAGCGCGTCATGTTCCGCGAATCACCCAGCGCCGGTGAGCTTGCGCTGGGCTCGAGGCCGGGCACGTAGGCATTGGCAACTGCCATGGCCTGACGTTGAGCCTCAGCGGCTTGAGCGGCCATGCGTTCTTGCTGCATCCGCGCTTGAGCCATCTGTGTGTCGTAGGCCTGTTGCTGCTGGATCATCAGGTCCTGTAGTGCCTTTTGCTGCTGTGTGGCCTGCTCTTGCATGGCCTGCTGCTGTGCAGCGGCGGCAGCTTGCTGACCTGCCAGCAGCTCTGTCAGTTCTGGATAGGGATCAGCTTGCTGGTTTTGCAGATCCGTGATGGTCTGCTGTGCTGCAGCGATCTGATCCCTGAGGTCCTGGTAGGGATCGTTTGCGTTCCCGTTGCCACCCCCTTGGTTGTTGGTGTTGCCAGAGCCACCCGCCACGGCTGTGTTCCGTGGCAGCACGATTGGGTTGTAGGTGGTGGTGGCGGGTGTGGAATTGTTCCCGTTCCACTTGCTTGCAGAGGTGCCTGGCGTTGTTGTTGTGCTGTACCCGTAGTAGGCCGTGCCCTTGCCAAGTTGCAGGCCCTGCAGCGGAGCCAGGGCCCTAGAATCGCTCGCTTTTCCCTGGTTGTAGCCACCAAGGGAGGCTGTGAGGCTGGAGTTGACGCCAAGGTTTCCATTGTTGAAGGCATTGACGACGCCAGCTCCGATGCCAACGCCTTTCTCCTGAGCCTTGGCCATGACCTGGGCAACGGTCTTGCCCGTGTTCTCGGCAATCGATGTGGCTTCCTTTTTGCTGAGGACGGGACCAACATTGCGGACGGCAGAGCTGAACGAGCCGCCTGAGTTGCCACTGGCCTGAGCTTTCTGGGCTGCTGCCACCGACATGGTGGATGTTTTCGACGCAGTGTTCCCAGCCGGGCCTCGGTCATTGGCCTGCTGCTTCTTCTTAGCCATCAGTGAGACTCCTCAGGAAACGGATGACAGACCGCTGCCCTGCAGCGTACCGAATCTGATCAATAGAGTCATTCAACTCTGGTGTCTTCTCTGGATACAACTTGTCCAGCGCGTCGAGCACCTCATCTGTCAGCTGTTGAACGATGATGCGCTTCAGCGTGTCGGGGGATTCCACAGTGATACCTCGTGTGTAATGAAGTCATACTCGCCGTGACGCAAGATCCTTACCAGTCGCGCCTGTTGCGTAGCGAACTCGGGTGCGTTGTATAGATCAAGTTTCTTCTTCCTCTGTGCCTCTTCATACGTCCGAACAATCGCTTCCCAGCAATCCACTGGCTCTGTGAGGGGGAGATCCTTCGCGATTCGTTTCGCTCCGACTGCCCCCAACCCCGGGCACCCAGGGATTCCATCGGTGCTATCACCCGATAGGCATTGCTGGTAAGTGAAGCGTTCCGCATGTTCGTTGGTATTGATCTTGATGACACAGCCGTCACGAGTGGCGACAGTAAGGCCTGGCTCTAGGTCTGGTTCCTTGGTGGTCTCGAACCAGATGTGCTCCCCTGGGATCTGCATCAGGTCCTTGTCCCCTGAAGCGATCACCACCCCTTCCTCTTTCAGGTCGGGCATGGTGGCGAAGATCCCGATCAGGTCATCGGCCTCGATCTCTCGGTGCAGCCAGGCCCCGCTCTCCTGGAGTAGCTGGCTCTTCAAGGCCCCGTAGCCCAGGGGCTTGGGCTTGCCTTTCCGGTTGGCCTTGTAGCCAGGATCAATGCGCTTTCTGAAGGTGCTGCGGTCGGTGAAGCAGTGCAGCACGTCATCCAACGTGCAGCCGTACATCTCGCACCACTGATCCACTGCGGTCCAGTACGCCTCGCGCGCTTCGGGCAGTTCGCTGTGCCTGATCCACACGTCAGGATCCAGCTCCATCTCCACCTCCGTTGCGCTTGTCACGCGGAACAGGAGCATGTCGGAATCAAGGACGATCTTCATGCCGCCCCCGTCTTCATCTTGCTGGGCAGCGGTTCGGACATGTGCCCCTTGAACTTGGTGGGTAGATCCTTCACCACCCTGGGGATCGTGTACTTGCCGCTCTTGTCACCAGCCCACTTCACATCCACCAGCGTCTCGTGATGCTGCTTGGTATAGAAGCGATGCCCGCAGTATTCACAGTGGCGGCGACGCACCACGTGCTGGCACTCGTTGTCGAACTTCGTCAGGACCACCTTCGTGATCCATGCCCCGCAACCGGGACAGTCGGGCGTCATCTGATTGAGAGGCATGATCACTGACCTTCCATTTCGAGTACGTGTTCAAGGGCGCGGATGTAGCCGTCCCACCAGACCTCAGCCTGGCCGCCGCGGTTGTCCTTCAGATGCTTGACCGCTGCGCGGTACAGGTCAGCGATCGCGTCGCGTGGCACGTCGATCGGCGCAGGTGCCTTTACTTCCTTTGGTGTTGTCATCAGTCTTGTAGATGTTGAAGTTCAATCCAAAGCTCGTCGTCTTCGGGCACGCCTTTGGAGACGAACCATTCCGTGAGCTCTTCAAGGGTGTAGAAGGTTTGGCAGGCGCCGTCCGCGTAGCCGACGTACAGCTCGCCAAAGCCATTGCGTGCGATGCACTCAACCATCAGCTCCTGCTTACTCATCACTAAGTCTTCTGATCTTGTCGGCAATCTCCATGCACTGGAGATGACATATCTTGGCGACCGTCTTTGACGGCGCCATCGCTTCAATCTCCTGCGCAACCAGAGCAAGCACACCCCGCATCCGATCAGCAGCATCAATGGTGTAGTCATTGTTGTCTGCGCCCCAGTAGGCGCTCGTGCATTTGTCAATGAATCTCATGAGGATTGCTGTAGCTTTTCGATGATGGCCTTGAGGGCGCAGCCGTACCCATTCCAGAAGCCAAGGGCAAAGTCACCCTTTGATTCGTTGAACTTGTGGATGGCGAGCTCGTGTAGGTCACGGACAAACTCCACCTCAATCTGCTTGTAGCCAGTGGCCGTCAGTTGAGATGGAGTAAGGGCTCCGCCTTCCCCAGGTACGTCACAGCTTTTGCATCTGGGTAGCGACGCCTTGCGTATGCCAGTGCAGACACGTATGTCGGCGCCTTGATCGTTTCGAGCATTGGCTTCATCGCTGGGAACTCGACCTTGACTTTCCATAGTGGGTGCTTGGGATTGTCGGAAAAGGTGACGCCGCGGTTGCGAGGATCGAAGCCCTCGTTGCTGATGATTCCGTCAGTGTGTCTAAATTTCATGGAAGCGACAGGACTCAAGGAACTGAAGCCTGGACATAAGGCCAAGCTCACCTTTGACTCGGTTCTTCTTCAACCAGCAATACGTCGTGTTGGCTTCAACCTTGTCCTCAGCACGAGGGTTGCGCTGAAGCATGACCACGAAGTCTGGGATCTGAGCTAGTGAGTGGCTTCCTCTAAGTTCCGCAAGAGTCGGCTCGCCTCCCTCTTCGTGAGATGGGCCAATACCACTGCCTCGGGAGAGATGGCACACGACGACCATCGTGAAGTTGAGCTCGACGCACAACGTCTTGAGATCCTTGATGCACTTATCAATAGCCCGACGCTGATCAGTGTTAAGGGAAATACCATCAGCAAGCAAAGAGAAGTGATCGAGGAAGACAACCTGGCACTGTTCGCCCAGTACGTAATGTTTAACGGTGGCAACAAAACGGTCAAAGTCTTCGCTCCCGAACTGATCAAGCAAGAACAGGTTGTCGGCGAAGGTGTTGAGCGCTTTGCGGATCACGTCTGGATCGCGCCGTGCCCGCTGCTCAGCTGTATCCAGGTGAAAGCCAGGCTCCTCTCCCAGCACTCCACTGCGCATCCGCTCGAGGCTTGTCTCGCAGCTTTCCTCCAGTCCGATGTAGGCGCACTTGACGCCTTGCTGGCAGAGGTTGAGGCAGATGCTGCGGGTGAAAAGGCTCTTACCGATGCCAGTACCACCAGCCACCATCACCAGCTGGCCAGGCTTCATGCCTTCGGTCATCGTCTCCCAGCCTTTCCATGGGTAGGGCAGGCCGTAGCGATGCTCTGGCTTGAGGATCTTCTCCAGCAGGTCCGGGGCGTGGACAACAGTGTCCGGCCGGTGCCGCTTGGCGGTGCGGATCGCCTCGCGGATGGCCTTGTCGTCGCCAGCCTGCAGCGCTTCGTTGGCGTCCTTGTAGGGGAAGTTGCCTACGACTGCTGCCTTGTGGCCGATCACCTCAGCCAGGGCATTGGCTGCCTTGGTGCCTGGCTCGTCCTGATCCATGAAGACCACAACGAGATCGAATCCCAGGACCCAACTCAGCTGCTCGGTGACGTTCTTCTTGGCACTGGCTGCACCGTCAGCGATGGACACGACGCAGAACTTTCGATGGAAGCCCCACTCGTGCATCACTTGGTAGACGCTCATGCAGTCGATCTCACCCTCGGTGATCACGAGCACGCCGTCGCTGCCTAGGTGCTGGCCAAACAGCTGGAGCTTGGAGCCCTTGGGCCGGATCCAGGAGAACTGCTTGTCGCCATAGCGGATGTGCTGCGCAATGACTGCGCCATCACCATCCCGGTAGTTGGCGAACTGTGCTTCGTGCCCGTTGTAAGAGCCGACGATGTAGTCGTAGCGCTTGCAGGTCTGCTGCTGGATGCAGCGTGTGTCGAGCGCCAGTGCCTCGCCTTTGCGCAAGCGCATCGGTTCGTCAGTCCGCGGAGCGCTGTCGATGGTCAATGGCGCTTCTTTGCGCACGCGGTCTAAGTAGCTAGCCGGCGTGCGTGTATCTGCTCTCATGGATCTACATTCAGTTCCGTCTGGGTTGAAGTTTCTGTTGCATACAAAGCAGCGGACAACACCTTTGTCATCGAGGCTTGCTCCGTCGCTGCTTTCGCAGTCCGGGGAGGGACATGGAAAGTGGGTCTCGATCCACGGAGCCATTCGTCTAGGAAGTCAGGGGGTATTGGGATCGGAGACCAGGCGATTCCATGCTTCTGGCACCACTCGGCAACAGTGGTCTTGCTCTTCTTGTTCAGCGTGGCGAATGGACGCTGAAGGGCCACAAAGATTGGCAGCCCTGGGTTAGAGAGGATCACTGCGAGGAACTTGGTGCGTTCAGCTGGAGGCCACCAGCCTTTGACCTCGATGTACACGTTGCCAACTCGAAAGTCTGGTGTGTACTTCTTGTGCAAGACGTACCGGAATTTTTCGGATTCGTACTGGTAGTCAAGGCCCTGTTGTGACAGGGCCGCACCAACCTGTTCCTCAAGCTTTGAGCGGTATTCACCCGGCTGTCTGCGTGGACGATGCCGGTTGAAGTGCTCAAGCATCAGCCGCCAGCAGTTGATCTAGCTCGCTCTCGGCACGCCAGCCGCCTTCGATTGCAGGCAGGGCGTCTTCGCGCTCAAAGAGTTCCACCACTTGGAAGCCCTTCAGTCCAAGCGACACACCTTTTGTCGTCGGCGTGTTGTAGCAGTAGATGTCAAACACAGCGAGGCCTCGGCTGCCTCCTGGCACTTCGGCGAGTCGGACAATCTTCCCGCTGCTGTCGTACAGGAGCGGTGGAGTGTTCGTCGTCTTCTCGGTCAGTCCGCGCTTGCGAATCATGCGCTTGCGCTTGAGCTTGATGGTGATGAACCCCTCGTCTGGCTCAAGCTCACCTGCCTCGTTCTTCTTCAGGGCAGGAGAGAACGGAAGATACAGCTTGCTGTTGTCACGGGGGAACTTCAGATCCTTCGCTCGAGCTTCGGCCAATGCTTCTTCGATCGCTTCAAAGAACTCCTGGCACTCGTCTTCAGCACAGACAAGGCCGAGAGACCATTCCATTTCACCGCTCGCCTGATTCTCTCTTGGCTCAATCAGGCTGCCCCATGCGATGCGCCCGATGGGTGTTTTCTTGAATTTGTCTGTCACGTGTTGGATGAGGTTCGTGGATGCGCCGGTCTTACGTGAGCTGCGAGATGACCGCTCAACCGCCGGCCGACAGATGATAGTGAGACAGTTAAACGGTGTCAACTGAAGAGGAAGAGATTCTCCCCAATCTCATTTCGGTCCAGGTCTCCGACCTTCGGTGGAGCTGGCACCTCGAGCTCAGTCAGGGCCTCCACGTAGCCCTGCAGGTGGGTCAGATAGTCCTGGCTGTAGAACCTGGCCCACTGGTCGTTGAGCTCGCTGCGCATCGTCTCCACCTTGTCCACGGTGGTGCCGAAGCAGTCGTGCACCGTGCTGATTGGGTGCCCGTAGCCGGCCCAGTGGTTCACGAACTTGCGGAGGAACGCCCCGTCCTGGCTGTGCACGAAATGGGCAGCGATGCCAGCCGCTGATCGGCGTGGATCCATTGGCGCCCCCTCGTTTGTCCTGGCTGCGATCCGCACCGTCCGATTGCTGAGCACCAACTTGATCTGCTCGAGCGATGTGATGCTGTGGAACACCTCCACCAGCAGGCCGTCCGGTGTGTACCAGTGCGGGCGGAACTCCTTCTCCATCTGGATGCGGGCCAGCTTGGTGAGCCAGCGCTGCAGCTCCAGCACCCCGGGCATCACCTCCTTGCTCACCGCAAGGGCCTCGCTGGCCAGCACCGTGGCGAGCTCCACCACCCGCAGCCCTTCCTCCGTGCGGAAGTTGGCCAGCTCCTCGCGCAGGTACAGGGCGATGGTGTCCTTCATCCCCTGGAAGGTGCTGCCGTAGACGAGGGGCATGAACACCTGTTTCCACAGCTTGCGGCCGGGCTTGAAGTCCACCCACCACTGCAGGATCTGACGCCGCTTCTCGTCTTCCTCGTCCCGGACGAGCATCTTGAGGCGAGCTTCGGTTACCAGGCCAGCGCCTGTGTACAGGTCAGCTGGGTTCTGGCCGATCACGTTGGTGAACTTGGCCAGCTGACGGTCGAGCATCAGGCAGGCGGCGTGTCCGTAGCCGCTGCTGGTCTGATCGAGCCAGTGGATGGTGCCGGTGGTGTAGCCCGGATCGTCCATGTACTGGGCCCAATCACGGCACAGCTGGACGAACCGCCAGGGCTCTTTCTGCTCAGCCCAGAAGGCCACGTAACCGAGCGGGTCCTCCCCCACCTGGCGGATGGTGCTGCTGTGCTCCTGCAGGTAGCGGGTGCGGGTGTCGTAGCTGGGCGGCAGGCCCATCGATTCACCCAGGGACCAGGCAAAGCCGCGCTCGTGCCCTTTCATCGGGCCCTGTGTGCCGAGCTTGAAGCTGGTGCGGTACACCTCGCCACCTTGGATGTTGAGCTGAGCGCCACGGCTGTAGAGCCGGCCCCGGTGGTCGAGGAAGTGCACCAGATAAAGATTTGTGAAAGCCTTCACTCGCTCGTAGGCGATCAGCCCGTTCACAAACCTGCTGCGCAGTGGGTCTTTCCTTCGATCCGCCTTGTACGCCCAGTGCGCCTGCCAGTACGCCTCAGGTCCAAGCCCGGCGAACTTGAACTCCCTGTCGATGGGCCGGCTCATCCGATCACGCTTTGGCAGGTCGCCCACCTCGTGGCCCAGCTCCCAGCAGCTGCGCTGCAGATCCACCACCGCGTGATCCAGGCAGTACGGCTGGGCCTGCAGCGTGTTCAGTGCCTGCAGGATCCCCGGCTTGGCCCGTCTGAACTGCCGGTGGAACAGGGCTGGATCGACGGTGCTGACAGGGCAGCGGATCGTTTCGTAGCCCCCGTCATTGGCCTCTGTGTAGGGCCGCGGCGGCGCCACCATCGGCATGTACAGCGGGCGGAACATCACGATGTTCTGGCGCCACTGCCGCAGGAAGTCCCAGTAGATCTGCGTCAGGTGGATGGTCTTGCGCCGCTTCTTGCCGGTGCCCCGCACGTCGATCCCGATCAGGTGGGTGCACTGCGCCACGCACTCCACGAAGAACGCCCCCAGGGCGATGCGTTCGACGTTGCTGAGCGGGCGGTACAGCGCAGCCTTTGCAAAGCCCTTGTCCTTGAGCCGCTTCACCAGCAGCTTCATGTCCATGTCGCCGTTGCTGGCCAGGCGGATGCCCTTCAGGTGCCAGCTGTGTTTCCACACCGGGTGTGTCAGCCAGAGGGCGTACTCAGCACGCTTGCCCAGCTGGCTGCACACCTGGTTGTAGGAGCGCTCCTCGTGCAGGTTGCCCAGCAGATAGAACAGCGACTCGAGGGCCACCTGGACGACGGCCTTCTCGTCGTGCATCAGCTCCCAGATCAGGGCCTGCCGCCCGGGTTGTGTCTTTGACCGGCGGTACGTCTCAAGAACTTCTTTCAGGTAAAGACGGGACAGGTGGTTGCCCAGTGCGCCAGCCGCTCCTTGTTCCCATTTGCCGGAAAGTACACGGCCTGCACCGGTGGATTTAGACCACGATTCCAGCTCGGTTTGTTCTGCGTAGCCCGCGCAATCGAGTTGCTTGCCACCGTTCAACGGTTGATTCGTCATTCTCAGGGATCTCAGTGCAGATCCCAGTGGTGGCGCGGTAGTTGACTCGTGGCAATCCAGCTCTCGCTTTTGAGTCGAGTCCGTCTACCAATTCCGGCACGCTCCCACTGGGATTTGGGGCATTTAGTTGCGCGTGGTAGTTGCGCGGCCCGCAACTCAGTCTCACACGCTGGACACCGTTTAACAGTCCACGAGCTCCTCCAGTGCAATAGCTGAGTGGTGAACGTACCGCTGCGTGACCTGCAGCGATTTGTGCCCACCCCACTGTTGAATAGCGCTCGCGTTCCACCCCTTCCTGGCCAGGTTGGTTAGGCAGGTGTGACGCAGTGTGTGGACGCACCATTCCTGCCGGACAGAAGGGCTCAGGCCCAGCCGATCGCAGGCTTCGTGCACAGCTTCCCCGTAGTGATCGAGGTACGGGCGGTAAGCGATCGGGAACACCCGCTCGGGATCCTGCCCGCGCAACTGACGCATGAGTGCTTGTACTGGCCGCGGCATGGGCAGACGACGGGGCATACAGCCCTTGGTTTTGACGAAGCTGATGGACTTTTGCTCGAGGTTCACCCGATCCCAGAGCAGGCCTGGCTTGTCACCACGCTTCAGGGCCTCACCCACACGGCAGCCCATGTGCCACAGGAACAAGGTCACAGCCACCTCAAGGCGCTGCTCCTTCTTCTCCATCACGTCCAGCAGTTCGGCCAGCCACTCCTCGGGCAGCACCAGGTCCCGCGGTTCGGACTCCTTGAGCAGCCGGCGCTCCGGGAACAGCGGCACCTCCTGGATCATGCCAAGCCGCTGAGCACGTTTCAGCAGCACGCTCAGGGCTGACAGGTAGCGGTTGATGGAGGCATTGCTGCAGCCGTTCCCGTTGGGCCCTTTGTTGCGCAGCCAGATCACCAAGTCGTCGATCGCACGAGCGTCGATCTCGCAGGGCAGTGCATGTGCTCCGAAGTGGAGGCGGATCAGGCGCTCAGCTGCCTCGGCTTGGCCTTGGTGCTTGCCAGCCCAGTCGAGGCCCTGGGCGACGCGGAGCAGGTCCCCAAGGCTGCCCTTTGGAGCGGCTTCAATCCGCTCCCTTTCGGCCCGCTCTTCCTTGCCCCAGATGGCAAGCGTGGCGGACTCCCATTGCTCAGCTTCTAACTTTGTGTCAAATGTTTTGGATTGTCTTTTGCCCATGTGTTCGGCAAAAGCTTTCCACCTAGTCCCCGCTTGTCTTACTGCCAAGGGTCAATTCCTCCAAGAGTTTGATCAAGTTCTTCCCTTTTGGTGTCAACGAGACGAGCATGTAGCGGTCGTCTTTTGGATCGGGCTTGGCCTGGAGCAGGCCCAAGGCGCCGCCTTTCCCGTCTCGTCTGCCGGTCTCGCCCATGGTGTCCACCAGGCGGGACACAGCAGCGAGGGTGTAGCCGCACTCGATCGCCAGTTCGGACTGGGATCGGTTGGGGTTTTGAGCCACCGTGAGCAGGAACTCAACCTGTGACACCCTTAATTGTGGGTGCACCTGCTTGAGTAGCTGCATTGCTTTGACAAGAGATTCAAGGTTCCGCATCTGACAACTGAAGTGTCAATGCTCAACCTACGTCAATGTCAGAGCAATGCACGATGTTTGCCACCGTTTAACTGCACCTTTTGTAGATCAATGATGATGCTGATGTGCAGCAAGAATGTGGCAGTGAGCTGTAACGCGACGTGCCTTTGCCCTAGTTTGTGACTCATCAGCAACGGCATCTCAAGGACCCGCTGGTAGCTCCGATACAGGCCGAAGTGGAAGTCCACCGGCACCCACATGCCAGGTTGCGCCTCGCCAGACGAAGTTTGTCGGAAACGGATTCCCAGTAAGTGCTTCAAGGTGCTCAGCGGTAAAGAACTCGGGGCAGCCGGCACTTATAGCGCCACATGACAACAGTAGACCTGTGGCAAGGCCTGCCCAATGTGC